GTCTTTCGGGTATTTGCTGGATGTTAAAAGATCGCGCAGCACGTCCACGCCGTTGTCGAGGTCGAGGATGCGGACTTTGTAACCAGCGGCTGCGAGGGAAGCGAGTGCGCCGGTTTTGCCTGCGCCGCTATCGCCAACGAATAGAAGTTTTGTGGTGTCTGCGGAATGGTGATCTTTGAGGGAAGGCATTATTGGCTCCGTTTAGCGATTTGTTCGGCGAGGGTCTGTGAAGGGGTTGTTGCGATTACGACCCAGACATTGTTGATTTGGGTGAGGACGAGAAAGTCTCCGAGTGGTTCGCGAGCGATGATGGTCAAATGTCGCCTCGAACTTGCAAGGGGTCCCAGATACGTCGCGTGAAGTCAGCTTTAAGCCACTCGTGCCGGACGGACGGGGGAAGCCCGCAGATTTTACGGAACGGACAACCGCCATACATCCCACAGGCTTTGTCGTTCATCGGCCAATAGTTTTGCGCTGCGTAAAGTTCTGCCGTCGCGATGTATTGGCCGAGGTCGAAATACCATTCTTCGAGGCCAGACTCCGTGCGGGGCACGACGCCGCGTAAAAACCGCGTGAAGGTTTGCGCGATCTGCGCGCCATCGACAATGATCCCCTCGATCTGCACGTTGTAAACAATTTTCCCGGCGATGGCGTAAAGCGACATCTGGTTGTCGGGGGTGAACTTGTCGAAGAAAGACTGGTTGATCGTGCTTTTGGTTGTCTTGCGGTCCAGCACGAAGGCTTTGCCGTTGAGCATCGCGAGGCGATCCAGATGCCCGCAGAGCAAAATGCTTTCGCCGTGGCGAGATGTGTAGCCGCTGTCGAAACGGAACGAAAGTTCCACCGCAGGTTTGCCGTTCGCCAAGCGCACAGTTTCAATCGGATCGTCTTTGAACTGATCCAAATACCAAATGACCGAGCGCAAAAGCGTCATGCGGTTTTTGTTCGGATCGTCTGAAAGCCACGGGCGATTTTTCTTATCATCCCATGTAATTGTCAACACATATCTAACCACGTCACGCAGCGCATCGTCATAACCCATCCCACCAAACCGCAAATGGTCATAACGCTCGAGCGCGGAGTGAAAGTGCAAACCAAAAATTAAATGAACAGACATTTCACGCGGCTGCCAGCCTTCAAGGATCGAAAGTTGGTAGTAGCGCGGGCAGGTCTTAAACGCACCGATTGACGTGGAGTCCCACGCGAATTGGAAACGAGGGTTGATAAGGGAAAGGGAGTTGTTGGTGACTTCTGACATGGGGCGTCCCTGTCTGTTACGAACGCTGCGCGTTCTTTTGCAAAGTTTCTACATACCGGATAAGTTTTTCGATTTTTTCCACGGCTTCTCCGCCGCACCATGTGTAGACCTGTTGTCGAACGTGTGCGATCAGGTCTTGCAATTCTGCGTCTGTCACGAGGGGCTCCTTAAAAGTTCATGTCGATGTCTTTGAGAAGGTCGTCTGCGGAAAGGATCGGTCCTTTTTGGCGAGGAGTCTTTTTGGGTTTCGGCGTGGACTCTTGCGTCGCGAACTTTTCGCGTTGCGCCCGGAGATACTCGATAATCCGGTCAGCTTCTGCGTCCGAAATGTCAGGCGCGCGGTTCATCAATTCTTCAAGGCTCGCGGGTGAAGCCTCCGCAAGCAATTCCGCATTATTCGTCTGCGACGAGTTCTGTGATGGAGGGGTCGAAGGGGACTGGTTTTGCATTTGACTTTCGCTCCAAGTGTTGCACGTAAGCGTGGATGATTAATCGAAGGGCTTTAGACCTACCGACTGTGCGAATGCCGGGGCGGCAGAAAAGCGCGTCGATTTTTTCCAGATCCTTCGTGTAAATGTGGAAATGGATTTTCGTGGTTTCATCATCGAGGCGCGCGGCCATTTCAATCGTCTCCTAACATGTCGGCCAAATTGAAAAGGGGGCCGTCTCCTTTTGGGTTCGCTTTCAAAGCCTCGCCTTGCGGCTGCGGTCGATCTGTTTTCACGATCCAAATGTGTGTCGGACTCGTCGGGGATCGGGATATTTGCAAGATGTCTAAATCCGGGTCTGATCGTTTTGCAGCGTAAAGTCGTTGCAAAGACATCTGATAATTGCCCAAAAGTTCCACTTCAACTCCGAACTCTGAATGCAGGGCTTCGTAAAGAATTTCGAGTTCTTTGCTCATGAGCTACTTTGGTTGCTGGCAAAAGTAACGGCGGGAAAACCCCGCCGTTCGCCAGAAGTTTGAGAAGACCATTACTGGCTCACGGTCAAGCGGGGAAGGGAGGAAACCCCGCTTTACGCTGCCTCGTCGAGAAGGTCATCGAGCAGTTCACCCGCAAGCTGGCGAGAAGAGTTGACGCGGCGCGTAGCCTCTTCCATGATTTCCGGCTTGTGCGAGATAACCTTCGCGACGTATTCCGAAATCTGCTCCGCAGAGTAATCCGAGGGATTTCCGCCCTTGCGACGGATAGCCGCGAAAACCTGCTCTTTCGCGATCTTGTTCGCTTCTTTCGCGATAGGATCGGCGGAAGCCTTGGGAGAGCGGACGACGAACGAATAGCTGTCGGCGTAATGCTGAAACTCTTCCGAGGCGCTCGCGGCGTCGATTTCACCAGCTTCCGCAAGACGCTTCAGCTTTGCGATGATCGAGGTGCGAATGTTGTCGGCCAGAACGTGGTTGAGCTTCTCAGCCTCGATGGCAGAAAGAACATGGCCTTCAGTGTAAGGCTGTTCCACCGACACGTTGACGCCATGCGGGAGTTTCAAAACACGAGTTGTCATTTAACGGTTCCTTTGCGTTTCACGCGATTTTGGATTGACGATTTAGTGTGACATAAGGTTTGGCCCATTGCAATCAAAAAACGCTTTACTGGTTAAAAAAGTTAGGGCCATTTCATACGCACTATGTGGTGGCTTTCACCTTCACGCCGTGGGATTAAGTTTTTGTCTCGCAATCGGATGCGCCCATTTCCGAGTCACGGCGCTTTTTCTCCTTCCTAATCCACGCGAGAGCAAATGCCTGACGGCATTTTCCCGATCCTCACTTTGTCGTTTTTGCAGAAAAAACGCACGGGTTTTTGGCACCATCTTTCGACTCCTAAAGCAACGGGGCGATGCGGATTGCTAATTTTTCACAGTCTTCTGCGGATATTTTCTTGCGAAGTTCAAGGCTTGTGTCGTAACGGAGCCAAGTGTGGATGAGCGGCAACGCACGTTCGATTGACGCGGCTGGGGTAGACCCCATTGCGCGGTGTGCGTAGGTGATCTCTTCGTTTTCGATCACCGCCGTTTGTGCAAAACGCTCCGCGAGCGTCAAGGCTTTTTCCATTGCGTATTCAGTCGTGTTCCACTCGACAGCCTCCGCGTAGACTTCGCACATTTTTGCGATCAACAATTCTCGTCGAGTCATTCCACGCTCCAGATGTGGGAAAGGGTTTTTAGATCAGTCGGCCATTCCACTTCCCCGAAAGATTTGTCCTCGAATAAAAGCATGTTGGTGGGAAGGATCGCGAGGCGGCGAGACTCCATTTCGCAAAACATGAACTCTTTGGATTGTTCGGGCGCAGCGCTGAACCCATCGTTTAGCGGGATCGCGGTGAACAAATAGTTTCCGCTTCCGCGAGATTTGGTCTGGACTTTCATTCCGCTTAGAAAAGTGTATTCGATAGTGGAAAATTGAGAGCCGTAGCAATTCCAGATTTGTGCGTCGTGCTGGGCCCATGCGTCAGGGTTGGGAGAAAAGGCGAGGTGATGTGGGGGGACGTTGCGGTAGACTGCGCCGCACTCCAACATGATATGGCATCCCCACATACGGCCTGGATGGCTGTGGATCGCGAACCAGACGCACGGTTCATAGCCCTCACCTTTTTCACGGATGATCGCAGAATTAACGTAGCAGTAAATGTGCTTCGGGAGATCGCCTGATCCACTATACATCTTTCGCTCCATTTAGCGCGGCGCGGGCATAACTTTCTTCCCATGCTTCTGCCATGTCGTTGCCGCTGTTGTCATGCTCGCTCCGCTTGGATGGCGCGTCGCCAAAACCCTCCTGATATGCTCGATACACCAAATCTTGTAGCTTTTTGTTCTCCGCCTCAAGTTCCGCGATGCGGACGCGCAACTGTCTTGGTGAGTGCGGAGGCCACTCAAATGCCTCTGCCCAACAATTTACTTCCTCGTTA